GTGAGCGTGGTGGGAACTGTGGCGACGGGCACGTCGGCCTCCTCTTTCTGGACGAACTGAACCGGCGCGTCCGCGTCGGCGGGATGGATGTTGACGACATCCGGCGTGGTCGATGTCTCGATGTCGAGGGAGCCGTCTTCGGCCACCTCCTGCACGGTGGAGACGGGCGAGTCGGAAACGTCGGGGAGGTCGCCCGCGTCGGCAGCGAGGAGAGCAGCGGACGGGAACGCGCCCTTTTCCACGAAGGCGGCGCCGAACACCTGACCGCTGACGAGCTGGCCGGCGCGGAGCACGATGTTCTTCATCTCGACGGAGAGCTTGGAGCGCTTCCCGCTGGCGATGTCCGCGAGGAGCACGTCGCCCTCGTCGGTGTCGGCCACCTTGAACGAGGCGAAAAGGCCCGCGTCGGACTCGGTGACGGTCATCGCGCGACCGACAGGAACCTCGCGGTCGTGGCCGATGTTCGCGCCGATCACGGATACGTCCCGCGGGAGGCGGGCGGTGCCCTTCGGGATGGAGAACTTTCCGAGGTTGGTGTTGCCCACCTCGCCGAACGGCACGAGGAGACCCGAGACAACTCGGTCCTCGGCATTCGCCTCGAGGGTGCCGGCTTCGATCAGTACGTCGGTCATATCAATCCTGTTCCGGTAGGCCCGTGGGGCTCGGCGTGGTGGTGAGGAAGTCGGACAGGTCGAACTCGACGTGCTGCCCGCGGGGAACTACGTCGTCCTGCGATAGACGGCCGGCGATGGCCTCCATCCAGATCGACAGGCCGTAGTCGACGAACTCGTTCCGCCGGCCTTCCTGCGTCGAGTAGGTGAGGCTCGCGGTCGAGACGGATCCATCGAGGAGCGCGACAGGAACTCCGGTCATGTTGGCGACGTCGAGGCGCACCTGATTGCGGCCCTCGACCATGAACCCGCTGTCGGCCTTGTCGCCGTGGCTGATGAGGGTGACGCTCGACGGAGTGAACACGGTCGCGCCCTCGGGGTCGCGGCGCGCCGCGTTGTAGGACGTTATGAGACCCTTCGCCTCTTCCGGCGTCGGCTCGTTGCCGCCGTCGCCGGAGGCGTGGATTTCCATGACGGGGATCGGCGACTTCACGCGCTTCTCGACGGTGGCCGCGATCGAGCGCGCCGCGCGGAGCGAGGAGAGGTCTTTCTCAAGCAGACCCTCGACCGGGCCGGGGAAGTAGATCACGTCTAGGGAGTTCTGCACGACCTCGCCGTGAATGGCGATAGCGCCCTCTGCGGTGACGGTCCACCACTCCCATGGCACGCGCTCGGCGTTGAGGATCTGGCCTTCGGAGCCTCGGTCGACGGCCCAGAGACACGCGCCGTGAAACAGCATGTCGTCGAGGGTCCAGAGCATCCGCAGGAACGGGCTCACGGAACTGTCGGTGCGGTAAGTCCAGGCGGGCTGGTCGGTGTCGCTCAGCACGCCCTTCGCGTTCAGCACGCGGAGAGGCAGCTTCGCGATGGTCGAGCAGATCAGGTTCCGCGCCTTCGCCAGCGCCGGAATGCCCATCGCCTCGAGGCGGCTGAGCGGCTGCGGGGCGATGCCGCCGAACACGTCGGAGTAGACGATCTGCGCGAGCTGCACGTCGGTCCACGGCGATGCAAGCGCGTCGGGCCTCGGGCCATAGCCGAGTGCCGTTCGCAGCGACGAAACCAGACCCATGCGCCGGACTTTACATAATGCCACCTATCTTCAACAGAGTTCCTCACAACTTCGTATTGAACAGTTACGTAATGATGCTCACCGGCACCCGCGGCTTGAGCTGATCGAACGCTCGGAGAGCCAGAGCGCCGGCCAGTAGCGACGTCGCGTCCTGGCTCTCCTCGTCTCCGATGCCGAAGTTCCAGCGAGCCGAGTGCTCGGTCCCGCGCTTGATCGCGGCCGCCGCGGCGCCGTCGAGAGATTCCTGCGCGTAGTGCACGAGGTTGCCGTGCTCGATCTCGGCGAGCAGGGCCGCGGCCGCCGCCGAGACATCCGGCCAGGTCGCGGGCTCGAGTTTGACGCGGTTGGAACGATCGCGTCCTAGGGACTCGGCGACCACCTGATCGGTCGCTCGGCCCTTGTCGTAGGCCGCCGGCACGCTGTACTTGCGGCCCAGCTCGCGAAGCCTCGGAGCGAGCCACTCGGTGCCCTTGTGGTGGTCGATGACGAGCAGGTGCGGCTTCCTGTCGGAGTCGCGCCACGCGGCCATGATGGAGGCCGAGCTGCCGAGGAGGTGTGTCGAGTAGGCCATTCGGAACTCCTTCGGCGGGCTCGGGAGATCGCCGCGGAGCGCGAGCGTGTTCCAGTGCGGCACGTCGATGAAGGTCGAGCTGCCGACTTTGCCGAAGATGCCCAGGTACTCACGGCTGAACTTCTCGGCGCCCAGAGCCTCGAAGTTGTCTTCCACCGACTCGATGGGCGTGAGTCCGCCGGGGATCGTGCCGGGGTGTGAGGCGAGCACCAGCGGCTTCACCGTCTCCCACTGCTTGAGCGCGCTCGGGTCCAGCCCCTCGTCGTTCACGGAGAAGTCGAGGATGCCGTGCCGAGGCGTGCCAGCGCGACCCTTCTCGAGCTCGTCCCAGAGCATGTTCCCCTCGCGGTAGCTCGCCGCGGTGCCGGCCAGCACAAGCATCGCTCCGGGTCGGGTGTCCATCGTCGGCAGTGCGGCGCTCAGCACGTCCTCGCCGGTGATCGGATCGGCCTCGCCCGACTCGTCCAGCACGATGCAGTCGTAGGCGTCCGAGCGGTAGTCGTTGCCCATCGGGCCCGCGATCTGGAGTAGGGATCCGTTGTTGAACACCAGTCGCTCGGTGCCGTTCGCCGTGCGGATGTTGAACGGGCGCGTCGACTCGTCGGGGAACACGCGCTGCAAGATCGGCACGATGTCCTTGATGAAGCGGTCCCGGGCTTTCTTCTGCGTCGTCATCACGCCGTAGACGGCCAGGAAGTCCTCGGTCGTCAGGCAGAGACCGATCTGCCATGCGAGCAGCGTCGTCGTCTTGGTCGAGCGGCGGGGGAGCAGCACGCCCGTGAACTTGTTCCCGGCGTTCAGCACGTCGGCGAGGAGATACTGCTGCGGCTGCAGCTTCTTCTTCCGGCCCACGAGACCGAGTGCAGTGGCCCCCCGAACGAAGCCCTCTCGCTTCTCCTCGTCCTGGCTGAGAGCAGATTGGAATCGGGGAGCAATGCCCGAGTCTCGGTGCGAATCCCACGATTCAGGGAGGAAATCCGTGCTGCCAACGGGCGGGGGTACTGTCGCCAAACTCAAAAGACTCGATCCCCGGCCCTGTGTGCCTGCCTGCGCTGCGTTCGTGCGCTGCGTGGTCATGCTGCATGTCCGAGCGTGCTCAGTGCCACGAGGGGCAGCGTGCTGAGAGCTACGAGGCTGAGTACCAGCCCGAGCCAGAGGTGTGCGGTGCGGGGGCGTGGTGTGCGGTGCATGGTCATGAGGGGCTTCCTGTCCAGTAGTGGGTGTTCTTGCTGTCGTCTGCTCGGTGTGTGCCGGTGCTGTGTCCGCGGATGCGCTGACACGTCATGCCGGTGGGCTGATGTACGTGGCCGCACGGATCTGCTGATGCGATCTCGTCGGCGAGCGCACGGGCACGGCTGAGGGTTCGAGCGGTGGCTGGCCTCGTGTGCTTCGGCTTGCCTTCGGCGCGGCGTCGGCGCTCGACGACGGAGCATGTCCAGCACAGTGGTCGGTAGTGCTGCAGGTCAGCGCTGTAGGCCCAGCGGTCCACCCGCTCATTCGGGTCGTCGTGGTCGTAAGCCCACGCACCCGCCGGTTGTCCGCACTCAGCGCACGCCTTGGCTGAGGCCGGGCCGAGCTGTCGACGCCTGCGCTTGGAGTTGGTCGAGTACGACGGGACTGCGACTCGAGCGTGCTGCCCGCACGAGCGCGTGGTGCCGCCTCGGAGATGTCCACCTGCTGCCCGCGTTCGGCGACCGCAGTCGCAGAGGACGTCCCACAGTGCTTCGGTGCGTCCGGAGGGGCCGCGCCATGTTCCAGCTCGGCCGATGACGGTCAATCTCCCAAACGTCATCCCCGTGAGGTCAATGAGCCTCACCACTTCGGCAACCTCTGCTCGGTGCGCTTGGCTGCGAGCTGCTTCGTGCGTCCGGCCTTGCCGCCGTCCGATCGGTTGCATCTCGCGTGGGCGGGTCCAACGTTGTCGAGAGTGTCGGTGCCGCCGTGCTCAGGCGCGATGATGTGCGCGACGTCGAAGCGTTGCCCGGGCTCGACGATGCCGCCGAGCTGACAGCGGTTGACGCAGGGCGCTGGGAGCGAGGCGGTGATGATCGGGCGGGCGTAGCGGGTGAACTTCTGCCATGCCGGCGTGCGGTGGTGTGCGCTCATCGCGTCACCCCGAGGTGGATCGGGCAAGTCGCCTGATGGCGTGCGCCCCAGATGTAGACACCCGCCTGCAGCTCGGTGAAGTCGAACTCCAGCTCACAGTCGAGGCAGGTCGCGAGCTGTGCAGTGTCGATGCCGTGGAAGATCATGCGCCGACTCGCTCTCGACGGATCTCGGCGAGCTTGCTCACGACATCCGTAGGCAGCGCGGCGCGCTCGTCCCAGTCGGGGCTCACGAGTTTGTAAGCCCGCGCCACGCGGACGTCTCTACCGAGAGCGTCGAGTCGCACGCGGCGCTCCTCGGGTGTCTCTGGTGCCGACGGCTTGGCCGCGTCGAAGGCCCGTCGCGCTGCGCCGCACGCGCCGCAGCGTGCATCAGTTCCGCCGGGATGCTTCGAGCACCACGGGGCGAGCGTTTCCCCTGACCCCTGATTGATCTTCTGGTTGATCTCTTCTGCCCGGTCAGAGCGAGCGGTAGGGTTGCTCGCTCTGACCGGTAGGGTTGCTCGCTCTGACCGGTAGGACTCAGCATCCCTACCGGCCGCTGTGACCGGTAGGACGTCATCCCCACCGCTCGCTGTGACCGGTAGGCGCGTCACCTGCACGGTGAGTAGATCGCTCGTGCGATAGCCCCGGTTGCCGTGCCGAGCTTCGCGGACGATGTGACCCGATTCCTCGAGCCCGCGGAGTGCGCGGCGTACGGTGCTCTCCCCGCTGCCGGTCATCTCGGCGATGGTGCCTTGGCCCACGAACGTCTGGTGTGTCTTGTCGTCTGTGCGGTGGCAGACGGCAGCGAGGACGACCTTCTGCGCCATCGGCAGATCGAGCGAGTACGCCCAGGCGGTGTCCTTGAATCCCACGGCGCTAGCCATTGCTCTTGGGCGTGAGGCCAGCGAATGCGGCGATGATCGCGTCACGGAACTCGGGCGTGATCGGCGGGTACTTGGGTGCTTCGGTGTCGGCCACTAGTCGAGCACCCCGACGATCTTGAGCTCAGCGCGCAGGGGCGCGGTCAGGATCCGATAGGTGCGGTCGACATTCAGAGTCTCTATCTCGCCGCGCTTGATCGATTCGTAGACCTTGTGCCGGCTGCGGCTGTAGATCGCGCAATAGTCCTGGATGTCGATCCAGGGCCGCGTGCGGAGGCGCTCGAGGGCACCTTCGAGGGAGCGGTCGAGAGCGCTCGTTGGTGTCGTTGCCGACATTTGAAACCACCAGTTTCTTCATTGCTCCCTCTCATCCATTGGGCGCTGAGAGAGCGTTTCTGAAACTCACTTCCGGTGGTGTTCCGAGGTAATTCTAGGATGCCTCTGGCTAGTCGTGCAAGGTCTAATTTGCTGGTCAGTAGGGTATTCGAGTCCCCCTCTGTCGTAGTGGCATTGCCCCTTTGGGGTGCTGCCTACCCACTTCCGCACGACGGCCTCGGGGTCGAAGACGCGGGTACTGGACTGCTTGTTGATGGTGATGGTCAGACCCGCCTCGATGATCGAGCGCTTCTGCCGGAACGTCAGCTTGTGGTGCCAGTGGTCGGCGACCGATTCCGCGAGCACGAGGTTCGAGATGTCGCCCCCGCCCTCGGATGCCGCAATCTGTTGCTGCAGCTCCTCGAGTCGCTCGAGCAGCTTGGCGCTCTGCTGACGGACGGCTGCCGCGGTGAGCGTGCCGTCGGCGAGGAGGCTCGCGAGGTCGTCGCGGCGGGCGCGCAGATCCTGACTCTCGAGTACCAGGGGAGTGACGTCGACCTTCGGCATAACGAGCGCGAGAGCGTCGGGCTGCGAGAGCCGGTCGATCACCTCGGCCTCGACCAGCGCGTCGACTTTCTCCAGGTTGCGGCTCACGCCCCAGCATGAGGTGCACGAGTACGACATCCGGACAGGCTTCGTCCCATCCGGCTGCTTGCGCCCGTACTCAGGCCGCGCGAACATCTGGCCGCCGCAAAGCCCACAGAGCGCGAGCCCGCTCAGCAGGTACTTGGTCTTGTTGCTCCAACCGTGGTCGGTCGTGCGCCGCCGCTTTGTGGCCGTGAACCGCTCCCACGTCGCCCGATCGATGATCGGCTCCCAGTCGCCCTCTGCGGTCACCTCGCCCTTGTAGGTGCGGATGCCGGCATAGGCCGGGTTCTTGAGCCGCTCACGCAGCTGCGTGATCGTCCACGCGCCTCCGCCGAGAGTCGGCACCTGGCGCTCGTTCAGATCCTCGGCGATCGCGTAGTAGGTCTCACCGGCGAGGTAGCGGGCGAACGCCTCGCGGATGATCGCGGCCTCATGCTCGACGATCTGCACAGTGCCGTTCACGCGCTCGTAGCCGTACGGTCGCCGCGAGAACTGCCAGACGCCGGCCTCGGCGCGCTGACGGTTCGATGCCTTCTGCCGCTCAGACTTCTGCTCGCCCTCGTACTGCGACCATGCTGCGAGGGTGCGAGCGACGGCGCGGCCGGCGGGCGTAACAAGATCTAGGGTGCCGCTCATGACGGTGTGCACGGGGATGTCGAGGGCGATGACGCGCTCGAGGTCGCGGCCGAGACGAAGCAGTCGGTCTTGGTGCCAGGCGATGATCGCGGTCGGTTTGAGTTCCAGCATCCGCTCGAAGCTCGGGCGCCGGATCCCAGACGTGGCGCTCACGTCGTTGTCCACGAGCTCGAGGTCAACGATGAGACCGTGCGCCGCTGCGTAGGCGCGGGACTCGGCTAGCTGGCGGGTCACGGCCGCCTCTTTCCCGTCGCGGTCGAGGGACTGGCGGGCATACAAGATGACGGTCATGGGAACACCCTATTTGAGAAAGGGCCAGGCTCGTCGTCATCATCTGGGCGCTCGCCGGCCCCGCGCTGAGCAGCGTCTTCCAGCAGGCGATCGACAAAGTCACCGGGTTCTGATGGGGCAGCTGCTGTCGCTCCTTCGCCACGAGCGAGGTTCGG